CTCTAACAGTAATACTGCCCTAGACGGTTCTCCTGATCTGACTACAAGACCAAACTACCAGTTTGACTGGGGGTGGAATGTCGACGACACTAACACTGCTGGACCTCAAATAGAAGGCAGGGTGGGTGCTAATGTCTCGCCGAATTATGCAAGCACTAACGACTGGATTGAAGTCTTTAATAAAGTTTCTCCTTTCGCTGTTCGAAAGGTTATGGTCGACGAAGACAACACGATTGAAGACAAGATTGCGAAGATTGATTCTTATACCTATTACTTTAACTGGACGCCAACCACTCAAGAAATTCGCTCTAAGTTGCGAACGATGGACGGCGCTAACGACGCACAAACTTCTCCCGAAGAGCAGACTGATGGCGCCAAGTGTATTCAATCACTACTCGACGAGAATAGGTTACATCCACACTACACCCTGTCTCTACCTCCTGCACCTTACGAGATTAACAGAACAGGTCAACAACTGCCTACCCCTAAGTTTGGGTATACCTTGCTCGGAAACCCTCTGGAGCGTTCTTCTAAGACGTTTCAACCTAAGAACCGTACTGCTACAATTAGAACAATATTAGCAGACCCTTTTTACAACCCAGATCGTCATAGTTCTCCGATAACAAGCAATACAAAGTTGTCAAAGTCTTGCACTATCTCTAAGTTCCTTGGTGCACCTGGATCTAAATCTTCTTTGGATTATATTCCTCTGTTGGAACAGAGGCAAAACCTTGCAAGGCAATGGTACTTACACGCATGGTTGATGGAGGGTGTCGCCTCTGCAAAAGAATTTTCTCGATATAGATTACAAGTTACCGAAGGATATTACAACCCTGCTAATGGTATTCGAGAAATATATGACGCGTCAAAAGAAACTCCAGAAACTCGTTATTGGAGAGAACCATATAGAACTGAAGACGGTGGTTCTACTCAACGTTCTCTAGTTTCCGGTCGCCCAACGATTAACCAATTAAAATATGAAGGTCGCGCAGTTGTCTACACGTTGTTTAATTCCAGAGGAAAGGTAGACTATTCTGCGACTTTTGACCTTTCTTTGTATATTCGAGATACGTTCTTTTATGATCAGCTGAGTCTCGACTATGATTTTACCAGACCAGATGGTATTATGTCACAACAACTATTGATCGTGATGCCTACAGTTGACTCAAGTTTCAAAGCGACTTTTGAAATGAACATAGGTACATATTTTAATAGAAGGTTACTCTCTGGAGATGACTTAGTAGAAATACTTGACTGATTTGCGTATAAATAAATAAAGCAAATTAGCAGGTACTTCTAATGGCATTACAAAGAATCGCCCCAGGATTAAGTCAAAAGACTCTATTAACTGGGAAAAGAAAATTCTCTAGAGATATAGATCTTTCCTTTACACCAAAACCTGGTGGTTTTACCAAAATCGATAGCGACGGTTCTGGTAATCTGCTTAGGGGCGATGACGGTAATTATGTCTTTATAGAAAGAAAGGGCGACATCTATAAGAAAACTGACGTGGCTGCTATTTTACAATCGGTAGAAAATATTCTATTGACAAATACAAGAGAGAAACCTTTTGAACCTTCTTTTGGCGGAAACCTCAGAAGAATGTTATTTGATAATGGTAGTAACGTTTCTGCCAACTACGTGTCCGATTTGATAAAGCAAGAACTTGGTAGGTGGGAACCAAGAGTTTCAGTTTTGAGCGTGAAATATAAAAGAGGAAAGGAAATCGTTAGTCAATCCGCTGCTAACTTAAATAGACCTAACGATCATGACATAAGTATAATACTCGATCTGTTGATAGAAGATAAAGGGTTCTCAACAACAATAAACTTGAGCAGGTTACGATAATGGCAACTGTAATAAAATCGACTGAATTAGATTTTCAAAATATAAAAGAAAATCTAAAAAACTTTTTAAAGAATAAAGAAGAATTCAGCGATTACGATTTTGAGGGTTCTGGTCTCAGTAATATACTAGACGTTCTTGCCTACAATACACACTTCAACGCATTGATTAGCAACTTTGCTTTGAATGAGTCTTTCCTTGTAACTGCTCAACTACGACCTTCTGTAGTTTCTCTAGCAGAATCTTTGGGTTATATTCCAGACTCTAAAAAATCTTCTACAATTCCGTTTAAACTTGAGATAAATTTAGCAGACATTGAGGGAGATACTTTCAGGTCCAACTACACTTTGCTTCCTGGTACTGTGGTCTATAGAGGAGAAAAAGATTCAATAGACTATACATTTAGCAATAGAGTTTCTCTTTACGCAGAAAATAGAAATGGCATTTATAGTTTCTATCCAGCTGGAGACCCAGAAGGAACTATTTTTCTTCACGAGGGACAACAAAGGAAACAAGACTTTGTGGTTGGAACTGAACTCGATGCTGTTTATGTTATCCCAGACCCAGATATTGACATATCCACCGTTATAGTTAGAGTATTTGAAGACCAATCGTCTTCAGAAGTTGATGGCGGTACAGAGTTTACAATTTATCAAAACTTACTAGACGCCACTACTGTTAGTGAAGAATCAAGATTATATGTTTTGAGAGAATCCCCTAATGGGTTTTTCGAATTATCTTTTGGCAATGGGACTTCACTAGGTGTTTCTCCCACTAGTGGTAATGTAATATCGGTAGAATATTTGCGCTCTTCTGGAACTGACGCAAACGGAATAACAACTGTAAAACTGGCATCAGACATTTTATTAGATGGATATTTGGTTGACCCTGGAAATATTAGTGGTAGAATATTAGAAAAAAAACCTTCCTCTGGTGGCGCAGATAAGGAAGATATAGAGTCTATTCGTAAAAATGCCCCCTATCAATTTGCCGCACAAAACAGAATGGTAACTGCTGACGATTATTCCACTTTGATTTTGAAAAAGTATTCTTCTTTTATAGATGACATAAAATCTTGGGGGGGACAAGACGACCCAAATCCAGACTTCGGCGCAGTGTATGTTTCCATTGTTTGGAAAGAAGGGTTGCTTTCTCAAACTATTACTAACGTAAGGAAAGGTATTTTAGATCTTGCCGACCAATACTCAATAACTTCTTTTAAATTGAAGTTTCAAGACCCAGTAGAAACTTTCATTGGTGTTGATGTGTTTTTTCAATTCAACCCTGCATTGACTGGGTTTACTCAATCTACAATCAGAGAAGCTGTCAAAAATTCTATCGACAACTATTTCTTAGAAAACACTGGAAAGTTTGGACAAGTTTTTAGACTCTCTAATTTGCTAACAGATGTAGATGCAACAGACCCTTCTGTTCTATCTTCCCGTGCAGAAATAACTTTAAATCAAAAATTATATCCACAGTTGACAGTCGCAAGAGATTATATCGTACAGTTTCCTGTTTCCATAAGAGAACCAACTTTATCCAATAATGAAACAGTTTCCACATCAAATTTCTCATATAATAACAAGACAGTTCGTTTAAGAAATAAATTGAACGTGAAAGTTAATACAGCGGATCGAAACAATACAGCAAGTAATGTACTAAGACCAACAAACGTGTTGGAAATGATAGACACCTCTGGTAAAGTGGTTTCGGGGTTTGAAAATGTGGGTTCTTATGATCCAACTACAGGTAAAATTACTATTAATTCTTTAGAAGTAAGTTCTATTGGTGGCGACAAAAATTACATTAAAGTTTTTGCCATACCTGCAAATAAATCGACAGTAACTTCGATTAGAAATGTTGTTATAAAGTATGATGATGATGCATCTTCTTCTAAAGCAGTTATCACAGAAACTGAGTAATATTGAATGTCAGTAGATAAAACATTAAAGGATATAAACCGATTTGAGTTAGACTTTGATCGTTACGAAGTCTTTAATGCTTTGCCTTCTCATTTTGATGCCAAGTACCCTAATTTAATAAAATTTTTAGAAAAATATTATAAAAGTTTAGAGGAAGACGAAAACCCCGTTTCTAATGTGCAAGACCTTTTGCTTTCTAGGGACGTGACCCAAACTAAAACAGAGTTTTTAACTTTTATAGCAAGCGAATTATTGCTGGGAGAACCATACTTTGAGTCCTTTACCGATAAGAGGTCTGCTGTTCAAAACTCTAATCTACTCTATCGTTCAAAGGGTACAGAATATTCTATAAAACAGTTTTTTAGAATTTTTTATGGAGTAGATATTGAGGTTGAATATGGTAAAGATAGACTCTTCTTAATTGGTGATCCTAAAGAAGAAACTATAGAGTATACTGGTTCTTCTGAATCAGGAAATATTTTCGGTATAACCTTTGAGGATTCAACCGTTATTGTATACTTAGAAACATCTTCAGGCGCATTTGTGGAAATACGGGAAGGGGAAGATTACGACCTAAACTATGTTCAAAAATCTATCATTTTAAAGAAAACCACAACCCCTAGTTGGACAACCGACCAGTTAGGAAACCCTACTTCTTATGCTAACGACCCTTCTTTACTGTATGTCGCAAATAACGGATTGCTTTCTGTAGGCAAAAAAATAAGAATCGTTTCGGAAAAAAGAAGTCAAACTGCTATTGGAGCAGACGTAACGGATAAAAGGTTAACAGATAATAGGTTTTTTCAACTTTATGGATTATTAATTTCTACTCCGATATCAGTTTCTGTTTGGCAAAGAGCATACAAAACTTTTATTCATCCAGCTGGGATGTATTTGGCAGGACAGGTTGACATACTATCGATATTTGATTTTGGGTTCGGTCCCGTTCCTCCAGCAATAATTCAACCACCATTACCTATACTGATAGAACAATCAGTGGATCTTGCGCCAAAAAGTCTGTTTACCACTTCTACCACAGAAATCGGTCCAGGTCCAAACGGATACAATATTAGGACCAGAATTAATGATATGTTCCACCCAAGAACTATCGACAAATGGCACACCCAGTATGGTTCTCTTGCTGATGCGGATGATATAAATGCTAGAACTCTTGATGATAGTTATGCTGACCTATCCAACATAATCAATTTGATAGACGAAGATGTTTGGCACTTCAGTTATTTGCATTCTGTTGATAGTGTCGGTAACGGCGACTCTGCTCCTATTTTGGGATATAATGGCGACCACATAGTTGATTTTGAATAAAACCCTTATAAATAGTCAATACAGATTAACGGAAGAATTGGCATGACCAGACAAATATTGAATAATGGTACAACCGCTAACGACGGAACAGGTGATACTCTGCGCCAAGCAGCAGACAAAATAAATGACAACTTTAGAGAGTTGTTTCTTTTATTCGGAGACTCGGTAGCAGCGACGCCATATGTTAGGTTTGATTCTTCTGGCAACCAATCAGGCGCACTAATTTTTGAAAACGGAACATATGATACAAAGTTGGTTTCAGTTGCTACTTCAGGTAGCAGTAAAACTATAACTTTCCCTAATGCTACTGGCACTGTTGTATTGAAAGATACGACAGACACCCTGACGAATAAAACATTAACAGCACCGATAATTAGTACAATATCTGACTCCAATGGTGACACAATATTGTCGTTGAATGCAAACGACTCAGCGAACTACGTTGAAATTTCTAGTGGAGATTCTTCGGTAGGTGTTACCATCGGAGTTGCTGGTGATTCAGGCGACGTAGACCTTCACCTTCATCCGCTAAATAATGGCATAATTCATGCTGATTCCCGTATTGTTCACGAAACAGAACGTCTAGATAGTGCTGGCGCAAGCGTTGCCGACCCTAAGATACTTACGACGTTTTGTAACGTAAACGACGGAAGTGCAGAGTTTTCGGTTAGTCTTTCCGGTGGAATTTCTGACGGTGATGAAAAAAGGTTCGTTAACATTAACGCAACAACTGTAGAAGTAACCCCAGGAAGTTTTTCTGGAGGAACCAGTATAAGGATATCACAAGATCGTGCTTGCTCGTTAATTTGGTCAGAAACAGGATCCTCTTGGCGGTTGCTTGGTGCCACTGATTCTGGCGGAATAGAGATAGTTTAAAACAGGTAATAATAATGGCTGCTACTATAACAGATACTTTAAAGAGAGAAGTTTTAATAGACCTCTATAACAGTACTCAAAACATCAATGTTGCTTCTGGAGATTCAGATAGATTTTACCTCGCAATAGGAAGATCAGAAGAATGGGATAGCGACCTTTCTCCGCCAACTCCCGTCGCAGGTATTTCTGATTCTAGAGAGTTTCAATCATCGATTCAATCTATGAAGTTGGTTGCCGATGTTTCTTATGTAGTACCAAGATATAGTTGGACTAATGGAGCACAATACAGTGCTTGGGACAACAAATATAATTCAAATACAACGATACGTGCTGGCGGAGATATTAAAGACCCGTATTATGTTATTACAGACGATAATAATGTCTATGTTTGTATTCAACAAGGTAAGGACGCAACTGGTACAATTAGAAACTCTCAATATAAACCAATCGATACTTCTGGTGATCCGTTTGCTGCCGGAGAAGACGGATACATATGGAAATTCCTTTTTAATATAGGTGCAGCAGAAGTTAGAAAGTTTTTAACTTCCTCTTATTTTTCTGTTGAAAAAATATTGTCAGAAGCGCAAGGAGGTCCAAGTTTAGACGACCTTTCTGTTTCTAGAAAGGGGCAATTAGATATTCAAAATGCTGCGATTGGAGGGCAGGTCATAGGCATCGCCGTTGATGATGGCGGAAGCGGGTATTTGACACCACCAGATATAACCATCACTCCTGTTCCGAGGTTTCCTTTAGTAAACGGGAATATAGACTCTGATGTTGTTCCGGCACAAGCATTCGCCCGTATTCATAATGGTTCGATATATGAAGTGATTATGAAGGCAGATTCTACTGCTGGTGATAGTGCAGGTGGATTTAAGTTTGGGAAAGATTACTTTGATGCTTCTGTTACAGTAGATGGTAATGCAGTTCTGAGAGCAATCGTTACATCAGATTCTGGTATGGGGGCGGACCCAAGAAAGGATTTGAACTCTTCAGCCATAATGTTTCACGCACTATTAGACGGAACAGAAGGTGGCGACTTTCAAGTAACTAACGATTTCCGTCAAATTGGGATAGTTCGAAACCCATTGAAAGATAGTGCGCAGTATAGTTCTTTTACTGGAACGTTAGGTGATTCTGCTGCCACTAACGTAACGTTGAATGCCCTTAAGAAACTTTATGTTCAACCTGGGTTGACTTATAGTAACATTCTTGGAGATGAAATAGTTACTAATCAGTCTGGGTCAAGTGCGATTCTAGACTATTTTGATGAAGCAAACAACATTTTATACGTGCATCAAACAAGGGAAACAGGGTTTCAGCGGTTTGATTCTACAGATACAATCTATGTCGGTTCTCAATCAGGGGTTGCACCCATATCAGCAGGCGTTACTTTTCCAGTCGGACAGAGAATTTTGAGACCAGCAGAAGTTAACAGGTTCTCTGGGGATGTATTATACATAGACAATAGATCTCCTGTAACTAGAGATAATGAGCAGACTGAAGACATCAAAATCGTTATAGACCTATAAAGGAATAAAAAATGCCAGAGCAGTTTACCTCAACTACGTTCTCAGAAACCTATAAGGACGATTTTGCCGATAGTGCAGGATATCACAAAGTCCTGTTTAACTCTGGTCGTGCTCTCCAAGCAAGGGAACTCAATCAACTTCAGACTATTTTACAAAGACAGATTACAAGGATGGCAAACAACATCTTTTTTGATGGTGCTGCTGTAAATCCAAAATCTTCTGGCGCAGGAACTGATATTGTAGAATATGTCGTCGTCAATTCTTTAAATGGTAGAGATAAAAGTGAATATATCGGGAACATATTAGAGGGTCCAAGCGGCACTGGAACTTCCGGAGTCAAATTCCAAGTAAACTTCATAGTTGATGCCACAACAACAGGAGACAAACCAACCCTTTACGGAAGATATATTTCAAACAACCAAACCGATGCCGTCTCCACAGATGTTCAAACGGAAAGTTTAAGGTTTAACGCAGGGCAAGAAATCAGCAACCGCACAGTCAACGGAGCAGACCTAACTGTTTCTCAAACAATTTTAGGAGAAAATAGAGGTGGAGTATCTCCAGACGATAACGTTACTCCTGTAGGAAAGGGAGTGTTGTTTTCTGTTCAAAGAGCAGAGTTTTATGTGCAAGGGCATTTCGTATATGTGCCAAAACAAACTATAGCAATATCAAAATACTCAGAGTATGTTGATGCTGAGGTTGGATTTGAAGTAGTCCAAGACATTGTCACTGTAGGTGACGATGACGCATTATATGATAATCAAGGCACTCGGCCAAATCTTTCTTCTCCTGGAGCAGATCGATATAGAATCTCTATGATTCTTACAAAGAAAGAATCAGTTTCTTCTGTTGAAGACTTCGTTTCTTTTGCTATTGTTCGCGCTTCTGCCATTGTACAAATTAAAGAAGGCACAGACAACTTCAATCAATTTGAAAAGAGGATTGCAGACCGTCATCACGACACTCATGGCAATTTTCTTGTAAATAATTTTGAAATACAATTTGTCGAAGGCAACGATAGTTCTGAGATGATTTATGAGATTCCTTCTTCTCAGTTGGGTATTAACCCAGTTGCCTTTTTAGATGGGTTTAGATTAGAACATAAAGTTCCGGTTGCAATTAGTGTACCAAAACCAACCACCTTCGCTGTAGATTTAAACCAAAGCATGTTTGTAGACTACAAAAATTATGTTACGATTAGCGATAGTGATGTGGCGTATCTTGGTGCTTTCAATAATTATGATGATGGATTAGCGACACAACAAAGACTGAACCTATTTAATGCATCTAACACCGTTATCGGCACAACAAGAATTAAGAGTCTTGTCGATACACAGTCAAACGATAAAGATAATTATCGCTTGCATTTATACAACACTTCCATGATCGGAGCGAATAATTTTAGAGACACCAGAAAGATTGGGGTTGAGGACAGTGTGGGTGGTGCTATAACAGTCACTTTGGAAGACACTTCAGCATATTTAACCCAGCCATCCAACAGCACTAGTCTTTTTAGGATTCCTGGCGGTAGGGTTAAAGAAATTACAGTAGATTTTTATACTGTTCAGAAACAAGCATATGTTCAAGCGAATGGTTCTGGTGTATTAGATTTAACCGTAACTTCCCCCGATACCTTTACTGACGAAGGAAGATGGATTTTTATTAACAGAACAACCAACCAAGTAGAACAATTTGGCGTTGGTGCTATTGGCGAAGAACCAAATGTTAAAGATATTACAGGTGCTGTAGCGAATAATTTTTACGATATCTACTATTATGTCAAAAAGTTTGATGCTAGTGGTGTTGCCCCCAAAACGAAAACCTATAGAGAAAAGTGGTTTACCTTTAAACGCTCTACAGTAGACAGCGCGTTTTCTAGTTTAAATCTTGTTGAAGGACCCTTCCTCGACTATACCGACAGCACTGATACCACAACACATACTCTTACTACTTTATATGATGGTGTTGATATCCTAGAAGCATATGCTATTGATTCAGCTACAGTGCCTCAAGATAGGAGTAAGTTTGGTTCTTCTGTTTTACACTCAGTAGAGTTCGATGGCGGACAAAGAGACAATTTTTATGGGCCAGTTTTCTTGCGCCCAGACGGCGTAGACGCAAAAGACTCCGCAATTCGAGCGAAGATCGGTTATTTTGAATGGGGAGGTGGAGGAAACTATTTCTCTGTAAATTCTTATAACATCACAGATTCTACATGGTTCGATTATGGCGACATTCCGAATTACGTTTCTCGCGCAACAGGAAATGGGTATCCATTACACGATTATCTAGATTTTCGTTCTAAACTAGACCCTCTTTCTTCCTCTGGTTCCGCTTCAGACAGATTTGATTTGCCTAGAGACGGAGATGATATTCAATACGGAGCACAACTATACAACAATCGTATTGACCACGTTGTAGTAGGATACAACGAAAAGTTTAAGCCAATGATAATGGTTAATAAGGGAGAGGAAGCATTACAACCAATCCCCCCAACTGAAAAACAAAATCAAATGGTTCTGTTTGATGTTGCTCTCGCGGGTAATACTAAAAATATCAATGACCTCGCCTTCAATAGAAGGAGATATCGCGGTTATAAGATGACCGATGTCAACGACATTGAACGTCGAGTTGCTCGTCTAGAAGAAACTGTTTCTTTGACTGCTCTAGAACAGGAAGCGAGCAATTTGGTAGAACTTACTTCGACAGGCGAGGTTAGATCTAAAACCGGATTTTTTGTTGATGATTTCACAAAGGGATATGCTCTTACTGGTTCTACAATAAGCAATGAGTTTATTGACGATGCATCTTTTGCCACCTCATCTATCGACGAGGGTAACTTTACAATGCATTGTAAGTTGGATCACGATAACATTGGATTTAATTTCGATGCGAATAATGATTATTATGATGCTTATGGTGGTCAATTAAGAGGAGTACAAACTTCTGATGTTGTCTTAAAAGGCGACAATATCATGCTAGACTATGTCGAAGTTTTGGATTCTACGATGAAGCAAGAAGTTATTTCTTGGAAAGGACCAGACCAACCATACGAAGAGCATGGATATTATAATGTAAACCCATTTAACGTGTTCATGGGGGAAGGTGTACTTAGACTTAACCCTAACCGAGACGTTTGGTTCGACACCCTAAGACTTCCTGATCGGCATGAGAATGGCGGTACGGTTATTCGGCGAATCGGCGAACCCTTAATCCCTAGAACATTTACTTTTTCTAGAACTAGCGTAAGTCTTCGATGGGTATCCAGAACTGTTAGTGCAGAACCTGCAAATAACCCATTCTTTAACCTTCTAGGTTCTGTTCAAGATCAAAGGGGTCGTCCAAGACCTGAACCAAGACAGCAGCGTCAGATTGGTATAGAAGCAACCACAACTACTGATACCTTCCGTGTAACACAATCTGTTCGAACAAGAGTTGTCAACGACCAAACGTTTACTGTCGACCTCGGTGACAGAACTATCGATATACTTTCTGTCCCTTGGATGCGCCAGCGTCGAGTCTTTGCTCAAGCGCAAGGATTGAGACCTAATACTCGCTATTGGTTGTTTATGAACGGAATTAAAATGGATCAATGGGTTAAGAAAATAGCAGATAAATCTACCTATGATACTCATATACAAAACGGAGATCATAGGAGAGCAATCACTCCTGCTAATGTTTCTTTAAGAAGGCACCCAGATTACACCGGAGCTTCTGATCAAAAACTCATCACAGATTCTAAGGGTGAGTTATACTTCCAAATTTGGATTCCAAATAATGCTGTTCGTTCTGTGCCTATGTCTACACAATTTAGCGCAGAAGCAGAGTGGGGACAGTGGATAAAAGATCAAAGAAGGTATGCAAAACAATATGGTTCTGCGAAGTCTGTTGCTGCCTTGGATGCTATGGGGTGGAAGTTCCGTTGCGGAACACAGAATGTAAAACTCTTAGACATTTCAGTCGATAATGAAAATGCCGCTCTTTCTAGAGCAAGAACAAATTACTCTTCTTGGGGTAGTGTTTCTGTCGTACAAAGAACTCTGCGGCACACAAGAGTTGTAACAGTTCGAGATGAATTAGTTGAAAACACTGAACACATTGGTAGAACTACTTCAACCGAAACAACATGGATTGACTGGACGCCAAGAGACCCTCTTGCACAAACATTCACAGTTGATGCTGGTACTGGGGTTCCTGGTGTATTCGTAACTAAGATCGACGTATTCTTAAGAAACGCGCCACGGACAGCCACAAACGGTGGTCAAGACGAAGCGATACCTATTGAATTACAAATCAGACCAGTAGTGGCAGGCGTTCCAGATAGAGACACAATTAGCGAACAACACAGAGTATTTGTTACTGCTGATTCTGCTTATGATGTAGTTTCTGGTATGGACAAAGAAAACCTAACAAGCGTTCTTAGTAACCAAGTATCATTCAAGTTTAAAGAACCTGTATACTTGCGTTCTGGTGAAGAGTATTCTTTTGTGCTTCTAGCAGAATGCGACAAGTATGAAGCATATGTTGCATCAACATATGACCTTGTTCTTGGTTCTACTTCTAAGAGAGTTTCTAAGCAACCATCAAAGGGTTCCTTGTTCCTTTCTCAAAACGGTTCAACTTGGACCCCAAAGCAAAACCAAGATTTGGCATACAGAATACACACTGCTAAGTTTAAGGCATCTGGTGCTGCTAATTTCTATAGTGAACCATTAGAAAAATATCGACACAACTACGCAACTAGTTTGAGTGTTGACCCGTCAGATCTTAACAGATTCCGAGTAACTCATATCGGACACGGATTGGGTGTAGGTGATAAAGTTGAGTTAGCTGGACTACAAACTACTGGTCCTGGCGGAACAGGAACCTATAAGGGTGTATTGGGTTCTTACATTATGAACACCGCAAACTTGGTGGAAGATCCAGATGTAAATGGGTACTATGTGAGTCTCCCTGACAGCAGTCCTGGAAAACCTGTAAAGTTTACCTCATTAGGAACCTTTGGTGCCGATAGTGTAGAAACCAATAGAGGGTTTAACGTTGACAGAGCGATATTAAACTTCCAAGATCTGCAATTCGAGAGAACTGGTATAAAATATCAAGGCAATTTTGTAAGCGGGGTTTCTCACTCAAACATTGCTTCTACTGGAGTTAGCGATCCTAGATTTAATCTTGACAACGCTGACACTCTCTTGAGTAATAAAGATACGTTCTTTTTCTCTACTCCAAAGTATGTTGCAAACCAAAGTCAGGAAACTGCTGAAATAGCAACTATCGGTGATTCTTCGCCTTCGATAATTATCGGCGCAAGTTTATCGACACAACAAACCTCTACTTTCGGTGGATCGAAAAATGCAAGTAGTGGTTATGTTTCTGATATTTCTCCTGTAATTGACACTCAAACGATTGGCATGGTTGTAATGAACAACGTTATTGACAATCAACCCGTTGATTCCTCTGCAGCAGGAACAGGAGAAAACCGTCCAGCAAACTTTATTCCTGAGTCTCATCCAACTTTAGGAACTAGTCCTTCTAAGCACATTACGAAGGTGGTTCAGTTGAACCAAGCAGCAAACGGAATTAAAGTTCTCTTGGACATGTATCGCCCACCATTATCCAGTTTTGATGTGTATTATAGAACGGGAGCAGACCCTGATGAAGACCTATACGAAAATTCATGGATACTGGCAACCCAAGATAATAATCCTGCTGCTTCTCTCTGGGCAAATAACGACGATGATATAACGTTTACTGAGTATCGCTATTTGATTGGCGGTCTAGACGGAAGTCTACCTGATTTTGTTTCTTACCAACTGAAGATTGTTATGCATTCTACAAATACTTGTCAAGCACCAGTACTTGGTAATATTCGTACGATTGCTCTAATCTGATGTATGACGAACGTTATAAAAAGGTGCAAGGTTCTTCTAGTCTATACAAGAACCTCGCTACTGGCGTTGTTATAAATACTAACGAAGAAGAGATTCGTCTTGCTCGTCAAAGAAAAAAGATCTCTTTAGAAGAAAAAGAAAATAAATTGAAATTAGAGAGCGAAGTCGCTTCTTTAAAAGACGAGATCTCAGAACTTAAAGACCTTATAAGAGGACTGGTAGGAAAGCAAAATGGCATTTGATAACGCACACCCACTTTTTCAAACTACTGACACTTTCCAGCAGTTAATTCAAGATCTGAATTACTTTGGAGATAATGTCGACTCAGATTTAAGTTACCTAGATTCAGCAATCGGTCCTGGTGGTACTAAAAGTCTCCGTGGTCTTGATGATTTTACTGCTGGAACTCTGGTAGATGCATTAAACGAACTAGACACAGATCTACATGGTTCTGGTGGCGGTAGTGGTTCTGACCTAACTACTCAAGCAAAGACTATCGTAGGAGCGATCAACGAAGTTGAAGCAGTCTTTGACGCAAGTGCTGAGACTATCACCACCTCTGCTAACCTGACTGTCGACGCAGGAGAGGCAATCATCCTCGACGCAGATGACGGTGACATCTTCTTGAAAGATGATGGCGTCACCTTTGGTTCCCTGACCAACAACTCTGGCAACCTTATACTCAAATCAGGTTCTACAACTGCGATGACGTTCAGCGGTGCCAGCGTTACTGTTGCGGGTAGCATTACTCTTCCATCTAGTGGAACAGGTTCTATAACTAGTTCTGAAATTTCAGCGAATACCGTTCACGGGGCAATAGACGAGGTCAATGCGAGGATTCCTAACGTATACAATAGAAGTTCTGTTTTGCTAAACCCATAATTAAGGTTTTATAATGTCGTTAGAAAAATCTATACCGCTGACGCTTTCTGCATTGGGGAACGGTGCTGTAGACGCCATTCCTTCTTCGCAAGAAAATTATTACGCGCAGAACGGTGCCAGCGTATTAATATCAGAATTTCCTTCGGGCGATTCAGCATACTATGGTGCTCTATCGACAGACCCAAATAATTCTTCCATAGGTTCTTACACCGATACTTTCTACAACGAACCAGTTGGAACCCACCCTGGAAGTTCTCTGTCAATTGGTTCTACTACCACTACTCTCTACCAGAACAAAGGTGATTCTGTAGATGCTTTTGCTGAATGGTCTCGAACAGTTGCTGCTGATTCCAGTGGCGACATTTATGAAATGGATTCAGATTCATTTTATCGTTGGGGGTATCGACTTCTTGAGACTGCTTTAACAAACGAAGAACCTGGTTGCTTTAGAATAAATTCAAGTATTCCTGGCGGCGAATATGAAGTTTACAAGTCTGTTTTATTTCAAGATACTGTGGCAAGCGGATCTACAGATTATAACCTATATAGAAAGAGATCTACTACCAGCGTCTATTTCCCACCAACCTATTATACATTACAGTTAAAGGATTCTGACGCGCATCATATTCAAGAAATGCAAGGAACTACTGCTGTTCGTTCCGCATATTTTGCTATGCGCCATGCTGAACAAAACTCTGGATTGGGTGACTATCTTTTATTGTCTGATTCTGATGGATCTCCAACAGATCTAGGATACACTGGCACTTGGGTTGCTCGTGGTGTTGCATTAGACACCCGTCACCAAACACAAATTCAGCAATATCTCGGAACTTTTACATCTCAGTTTACAGGACAGTATACTGGTAATTTTACTGGACAGTACACTGGTGTTTCTTATGCAAACTTTGCTGATCAATATTCTGGTTCTAGAGTAAACATTTATTCTGGTTCTAGGACTTATTCTGCGAATTATGCTGGATCAAGAAACTATGCATCAGTGGTTGGACAATATGCTGGTTCTAGAAACTATGGTCTAGCACAGTATGGTGGTTCTAGAAACTATGCATCAGTGGTTGGACAATATGCTGGTTCTAGGAACTATGCATCAGTAGTTGGAGAATATAGCGGAGTAAGAGACATACCCCAAAGTTTTGCCGGAGTGAGACAATTTTCTGCCAACTATGGTGGTTCAAGAAACTACTCTGCTGCTTATACTGGGTCTAGAAACTATTCTGGTGAGTATGCAGGAACCAGACCAGTTCCCATTCAACGCCCTGCACAAGTTCTCAATCCAGGTAATTTTAATGGACAAAGAAACTTTGTTGGAACAAGAACGGTTGCCCTTGGAGCATATAGTCAATTTGAGCGACAATTTGTAACCTCTTATGTTATATTCAGCGGTCAACGTCAAACAGGATATACTGGAACCAGACAAATACCTGGAAATTTTAGTGGGTCAAGAACTGTCGAGAATGTTGGTTATGCAACCTACAGCAGTACAAACCCCCCTATCCCAGCCGGTCCCGCCCAGGAACGAGAACCGGTCCCAGGAAACACTAACTATAGGGGATCAGTAAAATATTCTAGTGACGTTGTCCCAGGAACATATAGCGGCAATCGTGTATCATCTCCGATTCAGTTCACCGGACTGTACCGACCCATCTCACCCGAGCAACCCCCTGCACTAAGTTTTGATGGCGTGCGAGTTAATCAACCAGGACAACTTTTTGGTGGTGCCCGAGAGTTTCAAGTTGTAACTGGCGATATTCAGTTTACTGGCGGACCATTCCCGTTTGGGGGAAATAGATTGGAGGACGCTCAATTTGAAGGTGTACGTTTGATTCCTGGTTCCTTTGCTGGTTCTAGAAACTATGCATCAGCACCAATTCAATATGGTGGTTCTAGAAACTATGCATCAGTAGTTGGGGAATATTCTGGAGTTCGAGCAAAAAGTCAAGACTTTGCTGGAACCAGACCTTTCAGTGCCAACTATGGTGGTTCAAGAAACTACTCTGCTGCTTATGGTGGTTCAAGAAACTACAGTGGAAATTACGTTGGAAGTAGAAACTACTCTGCTGATTACAGTGGTTCTAGAAACTATGCATCAGTAGTCGGGCAGTATGCTGGTTCCAGAAACTATGCATCAAACCCCAGTCAGTATGCTGGTAACTATGCTGGACAGTATGGTGGGTTTAGGGCGAAAGTCTTCACTGCACAGTATTCTGGAACTTATTCTACTCAATTTACAGGACAATATACAGGCAGTTTTTCCAGCAACTTTGATGGAGAAACAATAATCTCCGCAACAGAGACTATACATACATATACACTATATTGCCGAGTTTCTGAAACATAATCATGTCTGCCTTTTTCAAATCCATACCTCTGGCTCTGAAAAATGACTCTGGGGATTTTCAGGGGATTTCTGCTGCTTCAGAAGAATGGTATGGATACCAAGCAGGTATAAAACTTGTAGAGTCTTTTCCAAATAAATCAAGTCGATACAATGGTTCTGTTGCTGCTAATGCAACCAATTCTACCAGCATTGGTAGTTTCTCCGATACGTTTTACAACGAAGCAATAGGAACTCATCCTGCTAGTGCTTTGTCTACTGGTACTACCACAACTACAATATATCAGTTAGACGACTCTGCTGCTATTCCATACAACGACCTTCCTCTCGCCGCAGATAGTTCTGGAAACCTTCATCAAATGAGCAACGTTGCTTTCCTTCGTTGGTCAACAAGGGTTGCAGAAGAACTACACGGAAACGAATATCCAGGATTGTCTTTTAGAGTTGCGACATCTGCACCAAGCGCAGACTGGAAAAAATGGGATTCTGATGTATTTTCTGATACATTAACAAACGGAACAGCAAATACCTATAGCATTTGGAGAAGGGAAACAGCGGTTGAACCTTCTTCACCAACATATAATATTATAGAAATTAAATCTACTTCTCCGATGGCAGTTCAAGAGTTTACTGACTCGGATCAAAAGATTTCTGTTCGACAATCAGCACTTTATGCTAGAAAACATTCTGGCGTTGGTGATTATCTTTTGCTGCCCTCTTCTCAAACTCCTGCTGGTAACGGAGAAACTGGTACTTGGGTTGCTCGCGGTACAGCACTTGACACAAGAAATACGTTATCAGACCAACAGTATACTGGAAACTTCTCAGGGTCTAGAAACTATTCTGATACTTATGCTGGTTCAAGAAACTATGGTCCAGCACAGTATGCTGGGTCAAGAGTTGTCGCACAACAATTCGCTGGTTCTAGAACTTATTCTGGTGCATATGCTGGTTCTAGAAACTATGCATCAGCACCAATTCAATATGGTGGTTCTAGAAACTATGCATCAGTAGTAGGAGAGTATGCCGGTGTTAGACTTTGGTTAGCAGTAATCGGTTATTCTGGTTCTAGAAATTATTCTGGTGCGTATGCTGGTTCTAGGAACTATGCATCAGTAGTTGGAGAATATGGCGGTTCCAGAAACTATGGGCCAGCAACATATGCTGGCGAAAGAGTGGTTGCTCAGCAATTCGCAGGTTCTAGAAACTATTCTGACCAATATGGAGGAAACAGAGTAGTTGAACAACAATTTGCTGGATCCAGAAACTACGCATCAGTAGTCGGACAGTATGGCGGTTCCAGAAACTATTCTGGTGATTATGCTGGTTCCAGAAACTACTCTGACCAATATGTAGGACAAAGAACAGTTGAACAACAATTCGCTGGAGTAAGAGCGGTTTCTCAACCTTTCGATGGTTCTAGAAACTATGCATCAGTAGTAGGACAGTACGGTGGTTCTAGAAACTATGCTGGAACCTATGCTGGAACTAGAGATATAAACTTCCTTGGAGTTCGTAGTATCAACTTCCTCGGAGTAAGAAGCATTCAGTTCGGAGGACAAAGAGATGTTACTGTAAATTATGCTGGTGTACGCTCAGGGCAGTTACCTACTCCTGGTAATTTCTCAGTATCTTATAGTGCTCAATATGCTGGTGTTAGGTCATTTACTGGAAATAGAAATATTCAAGGAATACAATTTACTGGACCTGCAAACTATGCTGGAGTAAGAAATTTTGTCGGCACGAGATCGTTCACCAGAGGATATAACGCAAACTTTAGCGTAACCTTTTTCGGTGGACCTGCAAAAGAACCAACCGTAAACGTCGCAAGTTATGCAGGAGTAAGAAAGTATGATGGTAGTAATCCAGGCACCTTTGGTTCTCCTGGAACCTTTGCTGGTAATGCTTTTTATGTCGGTCCCCGAATAATTCAATTCCCGTTTGCTTCTGGCGACATTCAATTTACTGCAAATGCTGCTGTGAGAGTAGACACTTTTGCTGGAGTTAGGCAAATCCCTGTTAACGTCCCAGCGAACTTCGGTGTTACTAACCAAGTAGAACAACAATTTACAGGAACTAGAGATATAAACTTCCTTGGAACTAGAGATATAAACTTCCTTGGAGTTGTTCCTGGTAACTTCGATGGTTCCAGAAACTATGCTGCTGTTTATTCTGGTTCAAGAAACTACTCTGACACCTATACTGGAGTCAGACAAGTTGGTATACAATTTGGCGGACAAAGAGTAGTTGAACAACAATTTGCTGGATCCAGAAACTACGCATCAGTAGTCGGACAGTATGGCGGTTCCAGAAACTACTCTGCTGCTTATACTGGTTCCAGAAACTACTCTGACCAATATGTTGGGGTCCGAACCCTTTCTCAGCAATTCAGCGGTTCTAGAAATTATTCTGATCAATATGATGGGACAAGAGTTGTCGCACAAGACTTCGTTGGCACTAGAAATTATTCTGGCGCGTATGCTGGTTCTAGAAACTATGCATCAGTAACTGGTCAATATGGTGGTTCTAGAAACTATGCATCAGTAGCAGGAGAGTATGCTGGTGGCAGATATTACTCTGGCACCTATAGTGGTTCTAGAAATTATTCTGGTGCGTATGCTGGTTCTAGAAACTATGCATCAGTAGTAGGACAGTACGGTGGTTCAAGGAATTATTCTGCTCAATATGCAGGAAACAGATCTGTCGCGCAACAATTCGATGGTACCAGAAACTATTCTGGTGATTATGCTGGTTCTAGAAACTACTCTGATACATATTCTTCTCAGTTTACTGGACAGACTCTTGTTGCAGTGACCGAGACGATAGAAACGTACACCCTCTATTGTAGGGTGTCTGAAACCTAGATATATACAAATGACATTAATTATGTTAGCAACTAATGGAGATTACAATGTCGCACGGTAGTAGAAAATGGTTAGACAATGCTTTTTGGCATAATGAAGAGAAAGATCGTGCTGAAGCGATCTTGGTGATTACGGACGCAGCAGGAAGAGAAATTTCTCAAGTTCTCACAGTTCGTAAATATGATGTTGATGGAAATATCAATCCAGACTTTGAGGAACTTCTTGAGCAGGTTGGCGAAGAACAAATAGATGCCAGTACTGCTGAGCGAAAAGAACGCAAGGCAAGGGAAAAGGAAGAAGATCAGCATCGAAAGAAGGCAGAGGAGCAAGCAAGAGAACTTGAGCGACTTTTCGACGCCAAAATTAAAATGCTTGAGATCGACGAAATTAAAAATACCAAAAATAAAGAACTCAAGAGCAAAATGCGCAGATCTAAAAATATTGTGGAATTAAATCTCTTTGCACAATTGATCATGATGGAAGAACTTGGCATAGGATTTTCTTTAAATGAAGCAACAGGGTCTGACTAAAGGTTATTTGATCGTCGCTTCCAACGATGAAATCTATTATTCTTGGGCAACCAATTTAATCTCAGAAATAAAAGATTATTACCCCGAAGCGCAAATCTGCTTTGTCACAGAAGAAAGATTTATAGACTCAAGAGCAGATGAAGCAGATCATTTAATATTCTGCGACAATCATTATCGCGCAAAACTTTGGGGTATGTCGCAAACTCCATTTGATATAACTTTTTATATCGATGCCGATATGACTTGCATCAGTGAAAATATTGCTAACGTTTTTGACGAACTTGGCGATAATGATGTTATGTTCACAGGACTTCCAAGAGATAGGTGGCATATTTTTATGGACACCGAATTTCCTGGAGGAACGTTTACTCTTTGCGGTGCTGTTTGCCTTTATAGGAAAACTGATTTTGTAATAGAATTTATGAAAGATTGGTACGAACTATACGTCAAACAATGGGCGAATGAATGGTGGCCAACCAAAGAGGACGGGATTACTTGGGATATTGAAAACTATCCCAGAGAGTTAGCATGTTGGGACCAGTTTAGTTTATTTTGGTTGGTTGAAAAAGACCCTAAGTATAAAGATCTAAAGGTTGCCATCTTTGAAGAAGATTTAAAGTGGAATTATTGGGCATCGCTTAACAGGTACACTCACCCTATGCCCGAAGGAACTTCTCTTATTCACTTATCTTCCAAAGCAACAAGAAAGATTTCGGAGATAAAACTTTAATATGAGTTGTATGAATCCAGTAGAGATAAAAAACCCAGAGTTGCTAGAAATTCTGGAAGAAATTACAAAGAATGTAAAAAGGGTCGACTTCTCAAAGGTTAGGCAAATTCCAAGAGACGAAAAGGCAGAAGATTGGACCAGCGAAGAATACCTAAAACACATAGTCTGGAAAGGCACAGAACACGATGGATATCCAGAAATGCTTTTGGGTGCTGACATTGCTTCAGATAGCAAGTTCATGTACGACGACCCCGTTGAAAAATCTCAAATCATAACCTCTATGCAAAGGTGTATATCAGATCTTTGTTCTTGGTCTGGTGCTAGAAATAATGCTTTAAGTGCGGTTTATCCTCCAGGCGGTTTCATTGGTTGGCATAACAATGCTAATGCTCCTGGGTTTAATGTGTTGTTCACTTGGTCAGAAACTGGCGACGGTCAATGGGAACATATTGACCCAGTGACAAAAGAACATGTAGTCATACCAGACGTAAAAGGTTGGCAGTGTAAGTATGGGTACTATGGACCATATGACGAACCCAATAAAGTATTGTACCATGCCGCCAAAACTAATTGTTTAAGAACAACAGTCGCGTTTATATTCAACGGGGATGAAACTGGCAAAAAAATGTGCGACATGTTGATCGAGGAAATTGAAACCCCCTAAATAGAGGATAATAATAAAAAATAGGGATTCGCCTTGGCCTCTTCTGCCACCCTAGACAAATATGTAGTAGACGGGTATGTTGCTGATGGATATATTGGTGACATAAACACCCTCACCGTAGAACTACAGTCGCAATCTTCTAGCGTTTCTGGTG